CACCGTGATCTGCTGATCGTCCGCAACGGTGTGAGGTTAAATGATGATGATGAACTGGCGTTTGAACTGAGCGAACTGGACACTATCCAGATATTCGACCAGCCAAAGGGCATCATTAGCGACATTCTCAGCCCGATCTTCAAAGTTGTTGGCGCTGTTTTTTCATTCCTTGCCCCGAAGCCAGCAATAGCTAATAACGGTGGCAACACCGTTGACTCACCGAATAACAGCCTGACAGGGCAAACTAATACTGCGCGAGTATACAAGGCCAAGCCTGATATTTACGGGCAGGTCAGATCGTTTCCAGACTTGATTCAGGAATCGATGTTTGAATATGTGCGGCAGAATGAGAACGACGGCGGCCTGAAATACGTCACTGAGTGGATGTGTATCGGTATCGGTAAGTATGACTATGAATCTGTTCGTTACTCAGAGTCGAGTCTCGGATCGATGGCCGGTGCCGAATACCAGTTTTATCAGCCTGGTGAAGTAATACCGACTATTAACGAGGGCTATTCGTTCGATGACGTCGACGGGCAGGAGATGCCAGGGCCAAACGAAAGCGACAATTTCCCGGTAGAATCGGCAACTGCCAATACCGTGGTAAGTGGTGAATATGCTGGCGGCCAGATAGCGATGAAAATCGTCAAGCAGGCTGAGTTCGACTACTTCATGGGGCTCGTACTACCACACTCCGTCACATTCACCATTAACGTCACCTACAACACGACATCAGGCAGCGTTACTGAAGATGTACTTTTTTCAGGCACGCTGATTTCTGCGGTGCATAGTGATGATGGTGCCGTTATAGACCCTGTTCAGTGGTACACGTTCACCATGACAGATTTGCAGGGTCCGCCTACCGTTCCATCTACAGCCACTATTAACACGACGAAATTCATTCTAAACGATAATGAGGCGCTTGTTGTGGGGCCTTTCTTCTCGCCGGTTGAGTCAACAGAACTATGGCTGCATACACAGTCATCACTGGGTGGCGGTAACTGGACTGACTGGACGGTGACAATCTGGAAAATCGATGACGATTACAACCAGATCCCAGGAACACAACAGACCTTCACCTATCATCAGGGAACGCCTCATAAGTCGACCAGCGAAGTGTTTTATCGCACTGATAAAATAATCCCGGCAGGAGGGTTTGGTAAATATGCCATCAATTTCCAGCGGACAAACAACTCCAATGATGCATCAATTCTTAAGGTTGAGGAAATACACGCTGTCAACATCCGAAGCAACGTAGTTCATCCGACCGATACTCTGGTTCGCGTCAAGGTGCGGGCAACAGAGAACGCACTGGGAAGCCGTGACCGAAAATATAACGCTCTGGTTACTCGTCAGACTATCAGTTACAACCTGACGACACAGACTGTGGATTATACATTGCGTCCATCGCGTTCCTTTGCTGATGCTGTTGCACATACCTGGCTCGTAATGGGCAGCCAGCCAGAAAGCAGCATTGACCTGTACGGGCTGTATTCCATCGCTGAAAGCCTGGCTGATGAGCGACTCGGATACTTCGATTACACCTTCGATGATGAAAACGACTCTCTTGGCGACCGCGTGCAGGCTATCTGTAACGCCGCGTCTGTCATGGCGTACTGGGATGACGGTGTACTGACGTTCACCCGCGATCAGAAAGTCGATTACCCGGCGGCAGTATTCAACCGGGCGAACATGAAGACGGATGAGTACAAAATGACGTATGAGGCCACGCTGCCTGGTGGTTACGACGGCGTTCAGGTCTCCTACGTTCACCCGACAACGAATAACAAGACGTACATCAACTATCGCGTACTTAACGGCGCCATAGTCGAGCAGGAAGCGGAGAATCCGAACAAGCTTGAGATAGTGGGTTTCCGTAATGAGTACCAGGCCCGTGAGCGTGTGCTACGCGAAACAAAGCGTCTCATTTACTCACGGGTGAAGATGAACGCCAAGGTGTTCGAGGACGGGATTATCCAGGTTGGAAGCGTCATTCAAATGCCTGACATCTACGACAGCAACCAGCAGCAGGGTTATATCACCGGGCGTACCGGAAATAACTTCGATACAAGCGAACAAATCACGTTTACCGGTTCTATGTATGTGCTGGTTACTGACAGTATGGGCAACCCGACACTGCGTTATCCGGCAACGGCCCGCAGCGACACTAAATACGGCTTCACCGCAGCAATACCAGATATTCAGCTAAACATATGGAACGGAGACACTGTGCAACTCCCATCGCGCTATCTCATAGCGACAGTGGAGGAGCTGGACAGCCAGCTATGGACGGTCAACAGCATAAAACCAAATTCAGATAACACGGTATCTCTTACCGTCGCAGAGTACAGCGACGCCATCTACGAATGAGAACCTTCACTGACCAACAAGACCCGGCCACTGCGCCGGGTTTTTTAATGGGAAAATTATGAGCACTACACCAACCAATCAGCCAGTACCAAGCGAAAAGCCGCAAGACCTGAAATTTAACGCCGGGAAAATTGACGAGTTTGTTACCTCAATGGCTAAGCAATATATCGACCGTTTTGGTCAGGCTCACTACACCATCGAGGGCCTTCGTTGGGTAGCGCAGCAGGCCATTGCAGCATTTGGATATATTACGCTTGATAGTTTCGAAGACGGGAACACGCTAACACTGCCTAACCAGGTTCTGCGCCTTGAATCCACCGGTGAATATTACCGCTGGGATGGTGCATTCCCTAAAACCGTTCCTGCTGGTTCAACTCCTGAAACTGCAGGTGGTATTGGTATCAGTAAATGGCTGTCTGTCGGCGACACAACTCTGAGGAATGATTTGTCTAAAGATAATGGGGCATTACTTGTTGATGGTGGTTCAATTGTTGAATTTAAGAAAATATTAAGTTTTGATACTGGAGGTACGGTTACAAGCAACAGGGAAGCTGTTCGATATACAGACGGGTTCTGGTACATATGGGGCGGGTCGTACCCTAAAACTATTGGATCATCGACTCCTGAGACGGACACTAACTGGAAAAACGTCGGACAATTGACGGGTTACGCGGCTAATGACGCGCAAAACTTTGGCTTCACGAGTGGAATGGCTGATGCACTTCCTTCACTAAACGCGATGATCCGCAGTCCATTCTTCAAGATGTTTTTCCCTATGGGTAGCACGATCAACATAGCAGACAAGTGGGCTATGCGGTCGTTCGTTGATATCGACTTTAATGGTTCAACTATTGACTGGAAAGGTCCAATCCTTGACAGTTCGAACAAAAGCAACCCGAGAAACGTTGATATCATCCACACTGAAGATTTCGGCGGTGGAACGCTTGGTAGTTATGAAAACATCTTCATTAGGAACCTAAATATTTTAGGTAATGATGTTGGAGTTGGTATAAACATTAGAAACGTATCAAGGTTTGGTATTAAGAATGTCAATGTTGAAAAATGTCAGTGTGCAGGAATAAATATTGCTAATAGCCAGCTAGGTTTTTTAGAGGAGTATAGACTTAAAGATTGTGCTCCTAGATCTGATTTAGGGTTCACTTCAGAGGAAATAGAGCAATGGGGTGATGGTGTTGCAATTTGGTATGGCAGCACAAATATAACAACAGATGATGGTGTAATAGTTGTTCCTGATACAGAACGTGGAGGACGTGCCGGTTTTGTTGTTGAGGGATGCCATCCATCAGGAGGTATTGATACAAGAGAAATATCAGTCAATAATTTGCGTTCTTCTGGATATGATCGACCATTCCACTCTGAGTTATGTGGTGTCGTCACTGTTACAAATAGTACATTTGAATACTTATCAAGTGATAAACACCAGTTTATTAGATGCGCTGTAGTTGTTTGGAACGCATTAGAGCCTACACATTTTATTAATTGTAGAATCGTAACAGACAGATCAGCCATTAAGACTGCTGGCATAAAAGCTAAATTCGACAAGTGCGTAATTACGTCCACAACATCCGTTAATTCATTCTTTATTTCCGGACCTGAAGAAAATGGATTTGTTGAGTTTGAAAGTTGTGATTTGCACAACTCAGGAGGTGGGTGGGGAATTTACAATTGCTCAATGTTGTTCGATAAATGTAATCTGACAACAGATAATATTGGAGACGTAATGGACATGGGTGGTGATACACAAGCACAAAGTGTAACTTTTACAAACCATACTCGTGTTATTGGAATAAGCTTGTCAGGAAATAACATGAAGGCCAATAGTATTATTAATCTATCTAGTTGCGATGTTACTAAGGATGTAAATACCGGATTATTAGCACATCTGCGTGTATCAAATTGCAATATTAATGGTGAGGTTACAGCAAACACCGTCTTACGTTATAATGGACAGATGCCTAAAGTCCTTCATTACCAGCAGAACGCTAACCAACAGTACAACGGAAAGTGGTTAGGAACAGGTAAGCCTGCTGGTGCAAAGCCGGATGGTAGCGGTGACTGGTTGCGTGGAGATACGGTAATAAACTTGGATGCTATCGAATCTGTAGCGTTTGAGTGGAAGTGTGTAACTCCAGGGTCTCCTGGCAGATGGTCAGTTTCAGGTACACTTGGTGCAGGATTCTGATTTATCAAATTAAATGGCCGCCTATGAATAAAGGCGGCCTGTATTTCAACTTTTAATCGATTCTGCTTTTATGCTGGGATTTTTATTTATAATTTTCCTCGCCAAGGAGAAGAACGGCAATTCAATGTATTTATACATTATTGCAGATGTTATTATAGATACTGACATCATATATAATAGTTTTGAA